GGTCTGAAGTTGCTGGGTCTGAAGTACGAGGAGCGCACTGAGCCGTGGAATGGTGCTTGCGGTGTGTTCCACCCCATGCTGACTGAGTCAGTTGTGCGGTTCCAGTCAGAGGCAATGATGGAGACGTTCCCGGCGATGGGTCCCGTCAAGACCCAGATCGTTGGCGCTGTTGACCGCCTGCGTGAAGAAGCCGCTGCTCGCGTGCGCGAGGACATGAACTATCAGCTAACTGACGTGATGGTTGAGTACCGGCCAGAGCACGAGAAGCTGTTGTGGTCACTGCCGCTGGCAGGCTCCGCGTTCAAGAAGGTGTACTTCGACCCGAGCAAGGGCCGTCAAGTAGCGATGTTTATCAGCGCGGAAGATATTGTGGTGCCGTATGGCGCGTCGAGTCTTGAGTCCGCCGAGCGGGTAACGCATGTGATGCGTAAGACCAAGAATGACTTGCTCAAGTTGATGGCTGCTGGGTTCTACATGGACGTGGAGTTGGGCGAGCCGAGCCACGAGTTGGACGACATTGAGAAGCAGAAGGCTGAAGAGACGGGCATGTCGGCCATCAATGACGACAGGTTCCGCTTGCTCGAGATGCACGTTGACTTGGACCTTGAGGGGTTTGAGGACAAGGACAAAGACGGAGAGATGACGGGCATCGCCCTGCCGTACGTCGTCACTGTGGAGAAGGGCACTCGCAAGATTTTGGCTATTCGGAGGAATCGGTATGAAGACGACAAGCTCAAAACCAAGCGACAGCACTTCGTGCATTACCAGTACATCCCCGGGTTTGGCTTCTACGGATACGGTCTTATCCATCTCATTGGAGGTTACGCTAAGTCCGCTACCATGCTCATCCGTCAATTGGTTGATGCGGGCACTCTGTCGAATCTCCCCGGGGGACTTAAGTCACGGGGGCTTCGCATTAAAGGTGATGACACTCCGATTGCCCCCGGCGAGTTCCGGGACGTAGACGTCCCAAGCGGTTCGATCCGCGACAACATCCTGCCGTTGCCGTACAAAGAGCCAAGCCAAGTTCTCTATACGCTGTTCCAGAACATCGTCTCCGAGGGTCGGGCGTTCGCCTCCTCTGGTGATATGAACGTGAGCGACATGAGTTCTCAGGCTCCGGTGGGCACAACTCTGGCTCTGCTGGAGCGTACGCTCAAAGTGATGACGGCTGTTCAGGCCCGCGTCCACTACGCCATGAAGCAGGAGTTCAAACTGCTCAAGGTCATCATTGCCGACTACACACCAGAAGAGTACGACTACACACCGGAGGACGCTGGTCGTCGTGCGAAGAAGTCTGACTACGACTCGACTGATGTCATCCCTGTGTCCGATCCGAACGCCGCGACGATGGCGCAGAAGATTGTGCAGTATCAGGCCGTGTTGCAGCTTGCACAGCAAGCCCCGCAGTTGTACAACTTGCCCCTGTTGCACCGTCAGATGATTGAGGTGTTGGGCATCAAGAACGCCAACAAACTTGTGCCTGTTGAAGAAGATGCAATGCCAACGGACCCAGTGCAAGAGAATCAAAATTTGCTGACTGGCAAGCCGATCAAAGCGTTTATGGAGCAGAACCACCAAGCTCACTTGGGTGTGCACATGGGCGCGATGCAGGACCCCAAGATCATGCAGATCGTAGGTCAGAACCCGCAAGCGCAGATGATTCAAGCTGCAATGATGGCCCACATCAACGAGCACGTTGCCTTCGAGTACCGTCGTCAGATGGAAGAGAAGATGGGCTTCATCCTGCCGGGCGAAGAAGAGTCTAAAAACTTGTCTCCTGAGCAAGCCGATCAGATTGCCATGATGGCAGCGCAAGCGTCACAGGCGATTCTTCAGCAGAACACGCAAGAAGCTCAACAACAGCAGGCTCAGCAGCAGATGCAAGACCCGGTTATTCAGATGCAGATGCAAGAACTTCAGATCAAGCAAGCGGAACTCCAGCTTAAACAGCAGAAGATGCAGATGGACGCCGCAGCTAAAGCCGACCAGATTCGCATCGAGGAGTCGCGCATTGAGGCCCAGAAAGAGATTGCTGGGATGCAGGTCAGTGCTACAGCCGCCGCTGCTAAAGATCGTATCGAGAAGCAGCAGGAGCTTGAAGGTGCTCGTATGGGTATTGACATGGCCAAGCACAAATCACAGATGGCCAACAACCGGGCGCAGCAGAATCAAAACCGTACGCCGCGTACAAAAGGAGGTTAATTTAAATGGATACCTACCGCGTGCTTAGTCACGTTGCTAAGGAGATTGACAAGCTCCGAACCGATCAACAAACCTTCCTCAACGGAGGAGGAGCTAAAAGTTTTGACGAGTATCGTCATGTCTGTGGGGTCATCCGGGGTCTGACTCATGCAGAAATTATTGTCAAAGACCTCGTGCAGAAAATGGAGACTAGTGATGACTGATTTTGATGTCGCTGCGGTAGATTTGTCGGGTATTCTGAATAAGACGCCCGAGCAAAAAGCCAAACAGTTGCCGGACCCGAAGAGATTTATGATGCTCTGTGTCATACCGGACGCGCCCGAAGAGTTTGAAGATAGTTCGCTGATTAAAGCCAGCCAGACTATTCACTACGAAGAGGTGCTGACCCCAGTGTTATTTGTCGTCAAGCTAGGGCCCGACTGCTACAAAGACGAGAGCCGATTCCCCTCTGGTCCATCATGCAAGGAAGGTGACTTTGTCATCGTCCGCCCCAATTCAGGAACTCGCCTGAAAATCCACGGTCGTGAATTTCGGATCATCAACGATGACTCGGTTGAAGCGGTTGTGGAAGACCCCCGTGGTATCTCACGTGCATCGTAAAGGAGCAAACTATGGCTACTAAATTTGAAGATGATGACTTTGAAGTTTCTGATGAAAAGGAAACGAAATCCGCAAAAGCTGCTGCTGTTGAAGATGACAAGCTCGATATAGAAATTGAAGACGACACACCTGTCGATGACCGTGGCCGCAAGCCCATGAAAGTCCCGCCAGAAGATGTCACTGACAGTGAGCTATCTTCTTATGACGAGAAAGTCCAAGCCCGAATTAAAAAATTGGGTAAGGGCTATCACGACGAACGCCGAGCCAAGGAAGAAGCGCTGCGGGAACGCCAAGCCGCTGAAGCCTATGCCCGACAGATGATTGAAGAGAATAAAAAACTTCAACAACAGCTTGCTTCTGGCAGTCAAGCCTTTATTGAGCAGTCCAAATCGTCCGCCGATATTGAACTTGGCGCTGCCAAGAAGAAATATAAAGAGGCTTACGACGCTGGGGACCCAGACGCTCTTGCCGACGCACAAGCGGATATTACCCGTGCCACTCTGAAAGCAGAGCGCGTACAGAGTATGAAACCGATTGAAGTGGAGGAGAAAGAGTACGACTCGACCCCTGCTGCCCCCCAAATGGCCCCCCGTACAGCTAAATGGGTGCAAAAAAACAACAGTTGGTGGGGTAAAGATGAAGAAATGACTATGGCTGCTACTGGGCTTGACAAAAAATTAGCCCGGGAGTATGGTCCTGAATATGTGGGTACTGAAGAGTACTTTCAAACCATTGATAAAACAATGCGCAAACGATTTCCTGAGCATTTTGAAGATGCCCAGAGCGATGAGGAAGAATATGACCCTCCTCCTAGAAAAAGGTCAGAACCGGCTTACGAGGATGAAACTCCGCGCCGTGCAACAAAACCAAGTTCTGTTGTAGCACCCGCTACCCGGAGCACACCGCCTAATCGTATTAGATTGAAGGCATCCGAAGCAGCGATTGCTCGCCGTCTTGGGGTCCCTATTGACCAATATGCTAAACAGGTTGCTTTGCTTGAAAGGAATAAATGATGGAAAACGCTAAAACCCTTGAAAAAGGTCAAAATCGACTCGCTCGTGAATTAGACAGCCGTGCGGCTACGCAACGCCCAATGGTGTGGCGTGCGCCCGAACTTCTGCCTAATCCTGACCCTCGTCCGGGCTGGACACACCGTTGGGTGCGTACTGCCACGATGGGCGTAGCTGATCCAAGCAACATTTCTTCCAAGCTGCGCGAAGGATACGAACCCTGCAAAGGTGATGATTATCCCGAGCTAATGATGCACGCTTCCACTGAAGGTCGGTTCAAAGGATCGATTGAAGTGGGTGGTCTGTTGCTCTGCCGCATCCCGTCTGAAATCTTGGAATCACGCATGCAACAGCATGAAATGTTGAATGCCAGACAGATGGAATCAGTGGACAACACTTTTCTTCGTGATAGGGACGCTCGATCTAATATGGCAATGATTGTCGATAAAAAGTCGAAAGTCTCTTTCGGTTCTAGTACATAAATTTAGGAGTCCTTAAATGGCAGCTACTGCTTCTCCCTATGGGCTGCGTCCCATTAATCGTAACGACGGCATGCCTTATGCTGGCGCTACGAGTCAGTTCCTGATCGACCCCGCTGGCGAAGCGACAAACCTGTTCTATGGGCAAGTCGTTATCATCGGTGCGGACGGTTATATCGCTCTGTCTACTGCTACTGGCGCAGACTTGACTACCAATAACCTTGGTGGTTCTAGCCTCGGCGGTTGGGGTGTGTTTGTCGGTTGCTCCTACGTTAACGCGCAGGGTCAGCAGATTTACGCCCAATACTACCCTTCTGGCACGGCCAACGGTGGTGAGATTACAGCCTACGTGATTACCGACCCCAATGTGACTTTCCAAGCACAGATGGACGGCACTATTGCTCAGTCTGCACTCGGCGCTAACACGTTCTTCGCTGCTGCACAGTCTACTTCTACAGGTTCTACCCGCACTGGTAATTCCACCAGCGCAGTTGAGTCTACTGTTGTGACTACCGCCGCTGCGTTCAAAATCATCGGCTTCGCTTCACCAGTGACTGATGCTTTCCCAGACGTGTTGATTAAGTTCAACCCCGGCGCACACGCCTATACCAACGCCGTTGGCATCTAAGGAGCATATAAATGGCTATTTCACGCGCACAATTACTTAAAGAACTGCTCCCCGGCCTGAACGCTTTGTTTGGTATGGAATATGCACGCTACGGCGAGCAGCACAAGGAAATCTACGAGACTGAAACCTCTGAGCGTTCCTTTGAAGAAGAGACCAAACTCTCTGGCTTCGCTGCTGCACCAGTCAAGAACGAGGGCTCTGCCATCGCTTACGACAACGCGCAAGAAGCATGGTCTACCCGCTACACGCACGAAACCATCGCACTTGGCTTCAGTATTACTGAAGAGGCAATTGAAGACAATCTGTACGACAGCCTGTCTTCACGCTACACCAAGTCGCTGGCTCGCGCTATGGCGTACACCAAGCAAACCAAAGCTGCTGCTGTTCTGAACAACGGTTTCACCAACTCCAGCCAGTACTACGGCGGTGATGGCGTTCCTCTGTTTAGCACTGCACACCCAACCGTTGGCGGCACTGTCAACTCCAACACTCCTGCGACCCAAGTTGACCTGAACGAGACTTCTCTGGAAGCCGCCGTTATTCAGATCGCTGCTTGGACGGACGAGCGTGGTTTGCTGATCGCTGCTAAGCCTAAGAAGCTGATTATTCCCCCAGCACTGATGTTCACCGCCAAGCGTTTGCTTGATACCGAACTGCGTGTTTCTACTGCTGATAACGATATCAACGCTATCAAGCAGATGGGTGTGATCCCTGAAGGCTACACAGTCAACAACTTCTTGACTGACACCAACGCTTGGTTCCTGACCACAGACGTGCCAAACGGTATGAAGCACTTTGTTCGTACGCCTCTGTCCAATAACATGGATGGTGACTTCGACACAGGTAACGTCCGTTACAAGTCCCGTGAGCGTTACAGCTTCGGCTGGAGCGATCCATTGGGCATGTTCGGCTCGTCCGGTTCGACCTAAGTTGAACCAGTAGCTCGCCACAAGCGGGCTATGCGAGAGGGGGCTTCGGCCCCCTTTTTTATTGTTGACACGCCACAAAAAAGGTGTATATTGCAGGTATTCCGGGCTTTCCGGTGTATCAGACAGTCCCGGCTGACGACATGCAGACTGATACGCCTAACTTGCATGTAAGGAAACAATCATGGCACGCACTACGTTTCAAGGCCCAGTTCGTTCATTGG